GGAGATCGCGTGTGTCAAACGTTTCGGAATAAAAAGCGGGAGCCCACCCCGTCGCGACTAACAGCTCGGCTAATTGCCGTCGATAGCCGCGTCCGTAGGGTTTATATCCGTTTTATCCTCAGACGTGATCGTGATCTCTGGGTTTTGCTGTAACCATTCGCGCCATGTTTTCGGCAGCTTTTCGCCTTTAATGGTGAGGATCGTATGAGCCCAACAAGCAAGCTCGGACACTCCAAAACCTCGACCGTCTGACGCGCGACGATTTTCTAAACGTTCCCATTCCGCAATAACGAAAAGGTTCGTAAATAGAACCTCTGGTTCTTTGCCGTCGCCGTAGTCGACGAATAACTTAATTTTCATTCGGTGCTCCTAGTGTCGGGCCTAGTTAGGCCGTGATTATGAAATATCGACCGTGTATTGGCCTTGAGTAAAGGTTATGTCTATTGACTGGAGCTCTCCCAATGTTGCCGAGAGGACTGGTAGCTCGGCGAGCAAAGTATCGCTCAGAGTAAACCCTGGGTTAGTCGGTGAATTTGCGCCGCTTGCTGGGGTCGCGATGATCGTTGTTTTTGTTCCGACGAGCTGGCTCAAAACCTCATAGGTCGCGTTATCGCTGTAATCCATGTAAAGGGTTACGGTCGCCTCATGGTTTCCGAGGCCCGCTTGACTCTCTCTTGCCGTCATTCCAAAAGTCGTATCCTCGAGACTGTCGTAACGGACAAGGACTGACGCCGCCGTGCAATAGCCCGTCAGATTTACGCCGCCAATGCTGATAACTGGGTTTGCTAAAAATGCCATTTTAAAATCTCCTTCGTTCTTTCTTTACTTTAGTAATTCGAGGTAGCCATTACGGGGATTATCAGTTCATACGCTGGGAGCGCGACTCCGCTTATGTCAACGTTTGTCGGCCGTCCAGACATTACCGCCACGTTTTTATCTATAAGTTTTGCGACCATAGCCAAAAGCGAGCGTTCGCCGTCTAGGTTTGCTGGGCCGAGCGTCATAATTTGGACCGTGTAGGTCGCTTTAACGATCTTGTTATTGAAGCACTCGATCGACGGGCTGTTTATGAGCGCGCAAGGCGGAGTCAAATTCCGCGGATCGTTTACCACTTGTAAGCCCGTGATCGTCTGGAGTGTTGTCGTGAGCTCGTCTAGCGACTCATTTAGAAAGTCCGTGTAAACGGTCGGCGTGATAGGCATTAGGCGACCTGAGGACGGTCAATTCCCAACAGCTGACGAATGATCCCGTTTAATCCTGTTACTGGGGAAACGCCCATATCCTGAAAGCTGGCGAAGGATTCAACAGAACCGCGCGCTCGATACATGGCCGAGCCGTACATGATCGCGCCGAGCTTCACGTCTTGCGAAGGAACGGTCGTCAATGAATCGACATAGCCCGACTCCATTCTCCGCCTCCAGCAAAATTGAGACGAAGCGGACGCGCAAATAGTTAAATAATTGGCGTCTGACTGAGTAGCGACTCCGATCCCTAAATAATCGTAAAGGTCCTGAGCTGTAATCCACGTACAAGTCTGGGTAATGGTTAAGGTTCCAGACGCCGCGACGCGGTCCACGTTGTCCGCTGTTTTGCCGTAAAGAACCTGATTCGCGATCGGAACAAGTGGATCGAATAAAAGATCGCCTTGTTCGTCTACGCCAGTAAATAAATACTGGGGAAGCGCGCGGATCGTGTACGAGCCGTTAAAAGTAGCGTCAACGTTTGTAACGACGACCGACGCGCCGACCTCGAGCTCTGCTGGGGTTAAGAGAACGAGGACGGCGTAATCGTCGACGAGGTATTTCTGAACGACCGAGTAGGCGGCCATAACTGGCTCCTATCGGTTAGATCAGACGAACGCGGCTTTGATGAATTTGGTCGCGTCGATCATTTTCGCGGCAAAGTAGCCACGGAAAGCGATCGTTCGTTCGAGCTTTGAAGGAACGTCGATCGAGATCGCGCCTTTTTGCTGTTCCCAACATTCGAAGCCGCCGCTTGTGGCGTCGCCGATGATAAGGGTTCCGCTTGCGAGGTTACGGTCAACGACTACGGTCAAACCGAAAGCGTTTCCGACGTATTCGCCCGCGCTGAGCTGGCCGAGTGCGTTCATTGGTCCGATGTTTGGGAACAATGGTCGGTCCGCCGTGTCGCTCAGATTTCCGAGGCTTGCCCAGCGGTTAGGTGCCATGAACAAATGGGTCGGAAGGTTTCCGTTTGAATCGGTCAAAATGTCCGAAGCGGCCTGATAGATCCATGTAATCCAGGCGGTCGGATCGGCGATATCTGCCGAGGCAAAGTTGTTTGTGTTTGTTGTTCCAGAAACGAGAGCGTCGGCCGCCACGTCGTCCGTTAAATTTGCGTATACGCGACTCATGTCGTCGAGCATGGCGGACAAAACCTCGGGCTGAGTCCAGTCGAGTGACGCTTCGGAAACGTTTACATAACCGCCGTAGATACCTTTTGTGATTTGGATATCGTCAACGACGAAGGTTCCGTCCTGAATGGTCTGGTTTTCTGTTGCGGCCGCCATTGAGGTATGGGTCGTGACCTTTGGACGGATAAATACTTTTCCGCTTTGTGGCATAGCGCGAACTCCAACAGCGTCAACGACTGGACGGAAGCCGCGGAAATTGTTGTAGATCGGTGAGACGATCGGGAGCGGCAAGATACCGTCAAGATCTGAGGTCGTTACGTCTGGAGCTGCGGCGCGAACCTTTGCGTTCATTTCCGCGGCTACTGATCCGCCTTGAAGCTGAGCGGAAATCCATTCGCCCGCGCTAGGCATTTTGAAAGCTTGTTTTGGTTGAGCAAAAAGCGGAGCTACTGGCGACGCTTCAATTACTGCTGGGGTTTCGATGATTTCGGACATTTCATTTTCTCCTTGTGAGTTCTCTAATTCATTTAACACTAGATCGGTTTCGTTTTCGTGGATATCCTCGTTTTCGGGGATACTTGCCGCGACTTGATTTATGACTGCTCCCGCGACGGCTCCGTGAGGAACCATTGAAAGCTCGAACCAGTCCGCGGACTGGATTTCCATTACTCCGTCTTTTGAGAAACGGAATTTTGTCGGATTAACTCCGACGGATACCGCGTCGACTACGCCGTCCGCGGCCAAAACTAAAGCTTCGTTTCCGAGTGCTGTTTCTGAAATACGACCAGCGAAAAGAACCTTGTTTTCAACTTGTACGCGTTCGGTGAGTACGCCGACTGGCTGGCTTGAGTCGTGATACATGAAAATTTTTGGAGCTGGGCCGTCAAGTGGAAGCGATCCGTCTAAAAATTTGACGCGTGTTCCGTCGTTGACTGTTGCCTCTACGCCGTAAACGACAGCGACGCCAGAAATGGATCGGCGCGGAAGGTCGCCTTGTGCGGCGTCTACCTCGAAACTTTGCGGGGTTAATCGAATCATGATCGAATCATAAACCTATCGGCGGGCCATTTCGGGGATTTCTTGAATGGCGTCTGGGGAATCCATTGGATCTATTTCCTCGACGTCTCCGCCCATGTAGTCCTCGGCTAAAAATTCTGAGGTATCGAAACGGACTTTTGTTCCGCGCGGGAGAACGTTATCGCTTGACAATGTTTCCGCGATGCAATTCATTAGAGGTAAGCACCCGAAGGTCACGAGGTCGATACGCGACTGCGAGGCGTTCTGATATGAATAGGATCCCGTAGATACGCCGACTAGATACGGCGGAACGCCCATAGCGCGCGATAAATCTTTGGCGCTGTAATCGGCGGAGTCAATAAGCAACATTCGATCGGGAGTCGCGCTTGTTTCCGTGTAGGTGAGTCCTTGTGAAATGACGGCCGTCTGGTTTGTCATTCTGGCGAGGTTAAATTGTGCGGCGAGATCGGCGAGATCTTGCGCGCTCATCGGTTCGCCTTCGGTAATTTTTAGGACGCCAGCGGGAATTGACGATGACGCGTTTCTTACGCGAGCTTCCTCAATGCGAAGCGCGGTTTCTATTGCGCGTCGTGACGTGAAATTTAATCCTTCGATCGGGCTCAAAAATTGGATTACGTCGCGCGAATCTAATTCCATTCCGTTAAAAAGAATTTGATTTGAAGGACCGTAAAAGACTCCGCCTTGCTGGTCGAGGGTTTGGACCATATTGGAAGGGAGCCGCGTAAAGTGCGCGGGATAGCCGTCTGCCGTTCTATCTGTCACCCACCAGAAAGCCCTTCCCGTGAACAATAAATCGTCCGCGGTCCAGCTGAGAATAAAATTATTTGTAACGGATTTGTCTATGCGTCCGATCCATGAGCGAGGCGCG